TCCAGAACCGAATCGACTACGCGATGTGCTGGACGATTTCTCGCTGAACAGCGGCATACGCGAATCGCTCTGCTTCAAGAAACTGTTATCCACAGAATCCATCTGCTGTTGAGCTTGGTTTTCGTAGTATTTCTTGCGACTACGAAGCAGCTCAGTAGGGGCTTTGCACAGCATCAGGCCACCGATTTCGATGTTGCCGTCTGCATTACCCTGCACCATACACTCGGGATGGTCGGCAGCTTTTACCGGCACCCAACCCTCGCGCAGACGCTTGGAAACATTACTCGGATCAGCCACGCCGTTGATGTGCGTTGCTACCCAGTGAAACGACATTCCGGGTTCCGGTGTCGGGTCAGGCAGCGTTGACGGCGGTGTGTACATGTTATTGGCACGTACGTCTGATTCACGTGTGGAGTTGATGCGTGGATTGTTAGCCATTTTGAGCCTCCTCTTTGGCAATTTGCTTAGCGTATACATCTAAGGGAACACCGAGTCGTTTAGCTAATGCGACTTGGGTACTGGTGAGCACAACTTTCTTGGCCTTGGTAGACCGTGAAGAAGGCGCGACCACATTTGCCGGCTTGCGAGTCTCTTTGCGGGCTTCCCCGAAATATGTCGGGTACAAATCACGCATGCGAGCATCAATACGCTCGAAGTATTCATCAGAGCGGGGGTCGACCCCGTTAGCGACCAACTTCTTATGCGCTGCTAGGGCGACGGCGGTCATCTCGTCATCTTCACCAAACCACTGATTCTTAGCCTGCCAGCGGACAGTCTTATCATCAGGCCGTGAAGATTCCTGCGGCGTAGGTTGACTATATACCGGAGCTTCAGGAGCCTGTAAAGGGGTCGGCTTAAATTTCTTAGCTTCGGCCAAATTCCACTGGGCTTCGTTCAGTGCAGTCTGCGCTTCAACGATCTGATCTGGGTCGTATGACTCCACAGCTTCTTTGTAAGCTCGCTTAGCCGCTTCGACCTTAGCTTGGGCCGACTCCAGCAACGTTCCGGCGTACACCTGCTCGCCGTTGCTCACGTACTCCTTGAGGCGCTGGTTCTCTGCCATGATGCTGTGGGCGTACTGCTCCAACGCTTCCTTCTCGCGGAGCGCGGCTTCTTTCGCACGTCTTTCATCGTGTTTGGCGTGGCTAAGGTCGCTGATACGCTTTTTAACGTTCTGGCTATAGCTCTCTAGCTCTTCATCAGTGACTTCGTCTACCGGGCGGTCTAGGGCCTTACGGCCTTTGTCCTCTGGCGGAGTGTCATCAACAACCTCAACGTCTACGTCTCCTTCGCCTTCAATCGAGAACTCGACCTTTGTAGCTTCAGACAGTTCATCCCCCGACATAATCGGAGATGTGTCTTCGTCTGGGAACTTAAATGCGTCCATTTGGTACCTCCTTACGCTTGGGCGCGAAGGATGCCGCGCGGGTCTTGGACGGTGGCTTCCACCTGATCCTCATAGACAACGCGGAACTCTCGCCCGTGAATTTTGAAACGCGTACCAGAATAGGTACGAACTAGGATGAAATCGCCTTCTTTACACCACGGGCCGAGCGGATACTTGGCCTTATCTTGGTAGCAATCCGGACCGACTTTAACCACGAAAAGCACCGTCGTTGCGATCTCTTCCTGCTTCCGCATAGCGTCAGACATCAGAATTTGAGAACCCTCAAACGTGTCGTCCATCTGCGGCACCGCACAAAGAATTTTCCAACCAACCGGGTCCGGCAGCTGCCGCGCCTTCTCGATTGCGTCTTTTTTCTCTGCTTCAAGCTCCGCCGCTACGTCTGGCGGGAGTGCCAACCCGTCGTTACCGCCGGGCAGGATGATTTCACTCATCGTTTTTCTCCATCTTCTCAGCGAGGTCTAAAAGATGACGCTCAGCTATGGCGAGACCTCGAATAACGCCACAGAGTTCTTTATAAGCGCTGAAATCGCCACAGGAACCTGTGGCAACGTCGTCAGCGTAGTTGTTCATATCCTCACGGACTCGCTCGCGTAGAGCCTCTACGAAGTCATAAATCACTGCGCCTTACCCCCTTTTGGTTGTGGTTTATTGGCCTGCGCACGTCGCATAGCCATTTCTTCCTTGCCTTTTGCAACATCTACACCGATACGCATACCGTCGATCGAGGCTTTCGTCCGCATGGCGTTGCTCTTAGCAGCCGCGTCAGCTTGCGTTTTCATTGCGGCGATCTTAGCGTCGGAGTCGATCTTCTGGGCTTCCAGCTTCAGCTTCTCCTGAGCCAATGCGAAGTCCATCTGGTCTTTCTGGGCCTTGCGCTGAAGTTCCTGAGCCTTGATCTGCTGATCCAACAGCTGCGCTTGCAGGACTGGATCCTGTGCGTTCTGCTGGGCCTGCTGCTGGGCGACCATCTTCTGCGACTCAGCCAGCACCATCGGAGCGGCTTGGGCCATCATCTGTGACATCTCCAGCTCACGCTGACGGTCCATACCCTCCTCTGCGTCGTACTCTGGCAGCGGCATGCCGATTGCTTGGGCCATCTTGTTGCGGTAGGCAAACCCGACGTGCTGCGCGATGTGCGCCGCCATAGCCTGCATGATGACCTGCGCCTGTGGGTTTTGGCCGATTAGTTGCTGGACCATCGGGTCTTGCATGGCAGACATGTGAACGCGAATGTGAGCCTCGTGGTCTTGGTACGCAAACGCTTGCAGCGGCTTGCCCATCAGTGCGTTCTGATTCTCAGTCACCGGGTCGGTCGGTTTGAAGTCGTCGTCCGTTGGCACGAGCTTGTCTGCATCCTTTATACCCATGACGTTAAGCATCTGGCGGTGCAGCTGGGGCAGGTTGTAGATCTGTGGTGCCTGTTGCGCCATCTGCATGACAGCTTGGTACTGCACAACGCGTTGCGACAGCGTAGCTGCGTTCGGATCGCTGACCGGAATGATGTCGGTGTGGCGGTAGTCCTCAAACTTGGCACGGCGGCCGTACTCCGATTTGACATCATAGTCATAGTCGTGCGGACTGTTATCACGAACCAGACCGGCGATTAGGCGGAACTCTTGCTTCAGGGCGTAGTGCACACGCGCCTGAACAGCTGTCATCACCTTCAGCTGCCGTTCCAGCAGGGCGAGCGTTGTACCGACCGGCGCCTGCGCGCTCATGTCGGAGATCTTCATGTCGGCCGTGGCGGCGAAGCGGCGGCCTTCTTCGACGATCGTATTCAGCAGGTTATAGAGGGTACCCGATGGCTCTTTGTAAGGTAGCGGCAGGATGTTGTCGCGGATAGACCCGGAGCCAACGTCCACGTCGCGGAACTCGCCCGGAGCGATCGGGGTGTCGTCCCCTTTAATGCGTAGACCACGGGACTTGAGACCCCCGGGCAGGTTTGACAGCGTGCCAGCGTCAACAAGCTGTCGCATGATGGAAGTGGCAGACTTAGCAAAGCCGCCAACAAGGTGGAATAGACCGAAACCATAGGCACCGTACCCCGGCACGTACTGGTAATGAACAAAGTGCTGCCGCTTGAGCTTCAGCCTGTCATCCTCGCGCCAGTTGCGGTAGATACTGAGGATGTCACCAGTAGATTGATTGATCGTGACCACGTAGGGCAGCGCGAGGCCAGTCGGCTCGCCGTCCTTGTCCAAGTCTTCAAACCCGGGCAAGTCGAGGTTCACATGACATTCCAGAATAACATACCGGTCGTCGTTGTTCGCCGAGAAGCCGGTCTCCTCGTCCTTGGCCTTCTGGATCTCGTTCGTTGTCTTTGTCGGATCACCGATCTCGATGTCACGGTAGAAGCCCTCGTACATCAAGCGCTTCAGCTCGTTCTCTGTCTTGCGCATGCGGTGCGTGATGCGCTCGCAAGTATTCATGTCTGTACAGCCGTACGGCAGCAGAATGTCCTCTGCGGGCACGAACACCGAGGTCTGACGGCCTAGCGCGGAGTCGTCGTAAACCTTTTTGAACGCCGAACCGGTTGAGGGCAGGTTCCACAGCATCCGCTCGTGCTCTGGGCGGTACTCCACCATAACTTCGGTCAGCTGATAATTCATGTCCTCTTGGACGCGGTCAGCCGCAGCGGACTTCTCTGGCGTGATGTCACCCAAGATTTTAGTCATCACCGGGCCTTTGGCCGGGAACGTCTCCATGATCGTCTCTGACTGGAACCGAACCACTGCCTCTGCCAGCATCGGGTGGAACACCCCGCAGGCACCGGACCACGGCTCTGTGCGCTCCTCATACTTCAGACCGAGCAGCTTGATGCCCTCTTTGTACGCATCTTCCCAATCTTTGCGGGAGCCCTCATCGTTATTGATGTCGCTCAGCAACTCAGGGCCGAGCTTCTCCAGCTCCTTGCTGTCTAGGTGCTCCGCGAGGTTTGCCGAGAACGCAACGTCGTCGCCCTCTTCGCCCGGGGTTAGCTCAATCTCAACGCCGTCAACACCGATCTTCACCGCTTCGGGGTCCACAATCTCAATTTCAACGGGTTCCTCGGTTTCACCCAACATAGCCAAGCCTTGCGGCGCTGCGTACAACCCTTTATCTACAGCCATTATCTATCCTCAGTAGTAAGCAGCCTTGCGCTGCGACTTAAAGTATGGAACCTCATCTGGCTCATCCAGATCGGCGCGAATGAATCCCCCTTGGCGCACGCGCAGCATGGCCATCGACACGCAGTCGACGTAGTCATCATGCGCTGCTACCGGGAAAGACGCAACCTCCTCGATCACGTCCTTGGCCCAACGGGTCGGCGGCGCCCACACTTTACCGCTGGCAAATATGTCCGATATGGCGTTCAGGCGGGTGATCTTGTCCCCCGTCCCGCGGTGTGGAGTGTACTCCGAGACCGGTATACCCATTGTCCGCAGCTCATAGATCAGCGGTGCCCCCGAGGCTTTCTTTTCTACCATCAGTATGTCCGGCTCCCACTCGTCGTAGTGCTTCTTGACATATCGCTTCAGGTCTGGGAACTCCAGCCGGTCTTTGAACGCATCGAGCAGTATGACCTGCGCCTCGTTATTCTCGTCCTCGTTGTAAAAGACGCCCCATGTCGTGCAGGCGCTATAGTCGGACGTGGTCTTGGCTTCAAACGCCGTATCCCATGTCTGGATGATGAAATCACACGTCGGCGGCCGAGTCGTCGGCCACTCTCTCCAGCTCTCCCGTTTGATAACGGCGACCGCGTCGCTCGTCGGGTTCTGCATGTACTGCGCGTTCCAATACCTGGGGTCCATCGACGCCCGGGCCAACTGCAACTCCTCCAGCGGCCACTTCTCCGGCCACAGGCTTTTCTCAACGATTTCACCGGTGACTTCGTCTTTGGCCTCCAGTATGGCCGGCAGCTCGACGACCTCCCACTGATCCGCATCCGGATTGTTGGACTGATACTCCAGCAGCATGCCCGTGAGGTCGAGCTGACTCCAACGCGTCATCACCACGATGATCGCGCCTCCCCACATCAGTCGCTGACGGGGGCCTGTCTGGTACCAAGACCATGCCTGTTCAAAAACCGTACCGGTACCTGACTTAACGTCCTGCTCGGAGTGAGGATCGTCAATAACCAAAAGGTCAGCACCGCGGCCAGCCAGAGCGCCCCCAACACCAACAGCGTAATACTGGCCATGATTAGACGTACCCCACGAACCAGCCGACTTAGAATCCTGTGCCAGCTTGGTATCTGGAAAGATCCGCGCGTAGTCCTCTCCATCAATGAGATTTCGCACTCTTTTACCAAACAGCTCGGATAGGGAGGAGGTGTGCGTCGCCATGATGACTTTGGCATCAGGCCTCTGGCCCAAGAACCAAGCCGGGAACAGGTATGAGGTGAGTTCGGATTTGCCATGACGAGGGGCGATGTTAATGATGACGCGTTTTTTCTTACCGGCCGCCACATCCTCGAAGATTTTAGCCATCTTCCGGTGGTGAGCGCCGACGGAATACCCGGGGTATACCTGCTTTGCGAACTCAATCAGGCTAGTTTGCCCTGCTTTTACGTCGAGCCGCTTCTCTTTTTCCTCTAGGAGATCAAGAAACGCCAGCTTTTCCGCCTTCTCAAGCGAGTCGAGGGGCACTTCACCCCTCAGGACGCGTTCAAAAAGCGCGTTATCCACGACTATAGGCCGAAATCAAATACAAAAAGCACACAAAAGCGAGCGCGCCGTAGAAAAAAGCAGCAGTTTTAAGCAGATCAAACATCATACCTCCTTAAATTCGCCTTCTACAGCACTGTCTGTTTCTGGTTTCAGGGCCAGCGCGGTGCTCTTTGCGACAAACTTCTCCAGTTTTGCCTTGATCTGAGCATCCAGATCAGCGTCCGATATGTCCGTTTTCTTGACCTCGATGCGTTCCGAGAACAGGCCGACGTCCGTTACCTTACCCAAAAGCTCTAGCGCGCGCAGTCGCACCTTCGCATCCGGGTGTGCCTCAGCCTCTTCCAACAGCTTTGTCACGATGAACCCGCGGATGCGCTGGGACTCTTCAACAAACTGCCAGTCGTATGTCGACAGCATGCCAACAACACGCTTCACGCTCTCAGGCGTCTTCAGGTTTGCTAGGTTCTGCCGCTTGGTGGGGTCGGGTACGCTTTTTACAAAGTCCTCGAAAGACTTTTGGGCCGCCTCCCGAGCGATCTCTTTGGTGATCTCGTCTTCTGGCTTAGCACCGATCGCATCGAGAAACTCAGCGGTCTCGAACTTGGCGTCTAATTCTTCGTGGGGTTGGAGCTTTTTCTGGGGCGTGAAGCCCTCTTTGGGTGCCTCGAGCACCACCGGTTCAAAGCCGCCTTCGTCGTCTGCAAGCAGATCGGGGAACATCATTTGTTGGAAGCCTTTTGTTGCGCGCGCTGTACCCCAGCTCGATGGGTTGCTTTCCTGTGACTTTTGTTATACACTGTCGGTGACATCATTGCAAGTCCCCTTGATGTTCTCCTTGCTTCATCGTCCCTCCACGGTGTTGCTTAAACCCCCGGCCACAAGCTGGGGGTTTTTCTTTTTGGGTCGGCGAGCGCCTCGATCGAAGTTGAACAGTTTTTCCCGCTGCACAACTCCTTTCCGAATTTTCTCTGAATTGCCCGGTTAAGGGTATGAAGCGCCCGCCGTTCGCATAGTGTACTGCGTTTGACAAAAGCGGGCTGAGGTTTTCAAAAAAATTTTTTGAGTGTGGGAGTGCGCGCTCGAGAGCGGCCAGTTGGTTTTACACGCGACCGGGTACTCCCAATCCATTGACGTGATCCTTTGGGACTTATGCCGCGCACTCCCACGTCGTCACTGTAAACCTAAACCCGCCCGACTGTAAAGTCAAATACTTGACAAAGCTTTGACAGCGTTTTACAAAAAATGAAATCGTGCGCGGGGAATAGTGTTCTATGCAAAGTCGCCAGCCCTTCTGCTATTCAGGGGGTGCCACCCCAGTGGGGTCAGCAGAACGCAATCCCGGTTCTCCACAGTACGTTTCAGAGCACAGCATGGTATAATAGAGCTGTCATTGGGGCTTATCTCAACGACCTGCCAAGCCGCCAGTTGCGGCTTATTTCTTTTGGAGAACTACCATGACACATATCAACAAGACCACAGCTAACCAACTCGCCGCCCTGCTTATCAAGCTTGATGCAGCGATTGATGCTCACGATGCAGTATGCGAACAGTTAACGGCACATTCGATCAAGCAAGGGTACACACGGGAGCAAGCCCGCCCTGCCGTTGTGCAGTACGTTAGCAACAAGCTGCGTGTGCCTATGAATGACAAGGGCCAGTTCGTTAAGCCAACAGGCTCCACAACACAGTGGGAGAAAGCACGCAAACGTGTTCAACGCATCCTCGCGCCTATCTACGCCGAGTCAAAGCCACGCGTAGTGAACAAGGTAGACGCCGTGGAGAAGATGCTCAAAGAGTTTGCCAAGCTGACCAAAGCGCAGCAACGCCGTTTCATGGAATCAATCTAGTGCAGCACAAAGAGTGGGACACGCTGTCCCACTCTCACAAACTTATTTAGGAGAACTATTATGAACACCATGCAAGCACGCAAATTCTGGATTGTAGAATACGTTGATGTAAACGCACCGAAGGCGGAGCGTAGTGAGATATGCTCGTCGCGTAACGACGCGATACGAAAAGTTATAGCGCGGGCTGGTTTTATACACTTTAGTTATATGGAGGATTTTGTGGGCGAGGGGTTATGCGATTTCCTACAAAACAGGGGTTCGTTTTACACCGAGGAGAAGCGAGTATGAAGTGGTACGAAATTGTCTTATGGGCGGCCGCTACGCTTTACCTGCTGGCGCTTGCAGCGAGCTGACTGCTCCGCCGTTAGGCGGATTAACCGGCAGGTGGGACGCATTGTCCCACCTGCTCTCTCAAACGTGTTTGTGTATCCCCATTTCTTACACCCTTTGGCACCCCGCCACGATTTTCAAAGTTGCCCGCGCTTCAGATCATAGCGCGAGCCGTGGTGTAGCAAGGCGTCTAGCCGTTTCTGTGACTGGTATATATATATATTTATATTAAGGAAAGGTATATATATATGTATGTGTAAAGGTATTGAGAGACACAAACAACCATACCATTACATAGTTATGTATATAGGGGTAAAGAATAGTAAGTGCCCAAAAGTTGGATAAATCGTCCGTTAATGCAGCAAACCCTGCTATCATAAGGGCTTCACAACCACGCTATAGGATTTTCAAATGCTAAAAAATGTCCATGAAGTAGACGGATGGCTGATTGAGGAGCCAACAACCACAACTTGTGTGCAAAGGTATTGCAAAAGATGCCGCAAAGATCAGCCTGTTGAGAACTTCATGCGTGTAGTATCTGACAAGCAAGCGCTGTTCTTAGCGAGGCGTGAGGGTATGTCCGACACCACCGCCGAGCTGTACGAAAGGGCGTCCGTACACAAGACCTCGACAACGATTGCTCACAAGATGTGCAACGAGTGCGCCGTGAAGCTACGCAAAAATAAAGTAGAGACTGCTGACGAGTATGACCGCCGCTTGCGCCTGATGAAGCGGTATGAGTTTCACGTAGCGAACCCTGACTACATCACGGACATCGCCACGCCGAATGTGCCGCCTACTATTACAGAGCGCGAACTTAAGGTGCGTAAGTACAAGGCCGAGCATGGGCTACGTCGTGCTGCGGGTAAGCGTAAGGCAGAGAAGGCTAAGCACGCGCCGAAGTACACCGAGCTATTAAAAGAAGTGCGTAATGAAACTGCACGCATCAAGATGATGCAGAACGCGCCGTGGCTATCGTACGCTGAGGACGCTGCCGACTTCCTGTCTAAGTACCTCGACCATATAGAGACTATCCGCACAGCCATACGCGCCGACAAGTTTGCACCCCACCCTATCGAACCACGCGCCAATGCGTTCAAGTACATCAACTACGACAACGCTCGCACCAAGGCAGCGATGTATGCGCTACACAATATGCCAGAGCACGACCTAGATAAAGTGCAGCCCCGCCTAATACCAACGGCAGAACTGGTGAACGAGCGAGAGGCAGATAAGCAGAGAGATTTCAACGAACGATGGGGGGACGCGTGGTAAGTGAGGTGAGTTATATATGTATTGTAGTTTGTAAAAGGTTTATATCAACGTAGTGGGACACGTTGTCCCATCGAGAGGAGGCTGTATGAAACAAAGCGAGTTGTTTAGGGGTGAGATTGTTAGGGACAGGGTTGTTATCCAAGCCCATTTAGCGCGGCTGATGCGCATACTGAAAGGAGAGGCGAGATAAAACTAAAGAGGCACTGGCGAGGGCGTAATAAAAACGCCGTATGCGGTGCGCCGTGGTACGCGGCGAAGTTCGCAGGCAACCACAAGGGTGTGACCTGCCTGCACTGTAAGAAACTTTTAGCGGGTAAGCCGCTCAATATCAAGGAGAAACAGAATGACTAGAGAAGCGACGAACAAACTGATCGAGATGGTGGACGATGGCGTGCTTGATGCACGCGCTGTGCTGATGTCAGCGCTGGGTTACATGAGCGAGGACGATGTGCGGGACATGGCCGAGGCCGAGGGGTTTATTAACGAGGAGGACGATGATGAAAACCTTTAAGGTGACGTTGGTTCGCACCACGCTGGACTATTGCGACGTGGAGGTAGAAGCCGAGGATGAGTGGGATGCACGCGACAAGGCTATGGACTTCGTGTACGAAGGCGACTGTGACTGGCGTGATGAGTACGTGGATGGGGTGTATCCGAAAGAACCAGTCGAGCTAGAGCAGGACGACCCGCGTGCAGATCCGCACTACGGCGAGTAATACACAAACAACTTTAGGAGAACACAAATGAGACTGAACAAATACCAGAAGCAAGCTATCGTATCCAACATCATGGCTGACGTGCCGAAGATCGACACCGAAGCGCATCGCAAGCGCATCATGGATGGCGTGCAAAAGCTGATGACCCCCGCTGTGCGTAAGGTGTACAAAGAAACACCGAAGGCCTTGAATAACCGCTATGTACCTAACCTGCATGACGGCGTAGATTGGGGTAGTCGTGTGATCTATATCGGCAATGTAACAGAGGAAGAACTCAAGCCCCTGCTTGCCCCACTAGATGAGGCGGTGAAGCATAGAGACGACACCTATCGCAAGCTGAAGGGGGTGATCGAGTCCTGCACCACGCTGAAGAAACTGAAAGAACTGCTGCCTGAGTTCGAGCAGTATTTCCCTAGCGAAGCCGAGCCAACGAAGAACCTGCCTGCTGTAGCTAACCTAGTGACAGACATGATGAAGCTAGGCTGGCCGAAGGGTGCTAAGAAAGGGGGTGCGAAATGAAAGGTGTAGCTAAGGGCGTATACCCAATCAACACAGGCAAGGTATCAATAGGGAGGGATTACATCCCGCGTCGTGTGCAGTACACGACAGAGGCAGAACTGTGGACGCAGAACCTTTTATTGCGTAAGCCGAGAAAGCCAACCAGTGTCATGCGCCTACGCGCAGTTTTACGCGCTTTAAGCTTTTGGAAGTAAGGCATAACCGGTGGGACACCACGTCCCACCAACAAACTAAGGAGAACATCATGCCAAAATTAGGAACAATCGAGCTGTTCAAATACAGCGAACTAAGCGAACCGGCCAAGGAGAAAGCGCGTGAACACTTCTGCGCTAGCTGGATGAACCACAACTGGTGGGATTTCACGTGCGACCACATGAAAGAGGAGGGGCACCACAAGCATGGCTTCTACATAAACGACATCCGGTTCAGTGGATTCTGGTCGCAGGGTGATGGCGCTAGCTGGTCCGGGGTGGTTAAATTGAAGGAGTGGGTAGAGCACACGTTTAACACCACAGACAAAGAACACCCGCTGACTCAGATCTTTCTGGCGCTGCTCGATGAGGGGTGGATAACTGAGCGAGTGTCTGTGTTATACGACAACAGCCGCTACTGCCATGAGAACACGATGGACGTGGAAAACATCGACCACTACTACCGCCTTGACGAGTCAGTAATGGAGATGGGGATGTTCAAAGGCGCGGAGGTAGGCGAGCTAATCAAACTGCTGGGCGAAACACTAGCCACGCTAGACATGCGCCTAACCGAAGACTGCAAAGCCTTCGCCCGTGAGGTGTACAAACAACTTCAGGAGGACTACGAAAGCCAGACAAGCGACGAATCAGTAAGCGAAACATACGATGCAAACCAAGCGTGGTTCCGTGAGAACGGACGCTTCCTCACGCTAGGCGACTAGCAGCTAACCAACTAACCAACACTCACAAACATCTTAAGGAGAACTACCATGCAATGTAAAATCAGAAACACAGAACGTATCATGGGGTACAACCAAGCCGCGCGGCATTTCGAGACTACAAAGAAACCACGCAGCGTGCGCTGGGGTGAGGACGAACGGCCGCTATATAACACACGCTCACACCACTACCGCCTAGTCAAAGGCTCAGACGATTACGCGACGTACTACGATCTCGTGCTTTACTCAACTTCAATGATCCGCTACTACAAGCCAGAGGCCAACGGGGATAGCCGCGTGCTAGTGCGTGGGCATAACAAGTCAGCATCGCACCAGTTCCTGTGGTGGAACGGCTATGGCCCGCACAAAGTATTTCGCTGTATCGACAGCGCTGGTGAAACGCGGGAAGGTAGGTTGCTGCTCAGCTGCGCTGTAGCTAATGGGTGGGGGGCTAAGTTCGGTATACCAAGGGACTGGTCTGCTGATCTGACCTTTATTGGCACGAGTGAGGGGTTCAACCCGCTGATAGACCTGACCCGCAGCAAGCATATACCCGTCTACAAGGCAGCATCAAGCGCAGAGGATAAGGCCAAGCGCAAGCACCTGAAGGGTCTGGTCGACCCCTGGATCGAGCTGCTGGGCTACCGCCTTGACGAGTACCTGAACACAGAGATGACAACCCACAACAGATGGAGCCTGAGAAACGCGGGGGCTTCGTTCACGTCTGCACTTGACCTGATTGACTACAACGAGCAGGACACAATTAAGACGGCGTTGCGCGACGCGCTGAGCGAAGGCGACACTATCTTTATGGATAAAGAGGAGTTCTGCACAGCCATGACCAAGTTCGGCCATGCTGTAGCCACGCACTTGCAAGGCGTTAAGGAGAACAAGGTTGAGCACAGGTATAACTACAAAACGAGCCGTTACGAGCCGCAGAGCGAGGTCGAACCAGTCACCCGCGCTGACTTCCGCAAGTCTATGGAGTCGCACCTGATCTCTATGCTCAACCTGCGTGAAGGCTCTGCGCGTGTGGACATCGGCCAGTTCCCTGAGTCGATACCCCGCAAGTATTACTGGTAATGGGCGGTGGGACTACGTGTCCCACCTATTGTATAACATTTGATTTTTGTAGTAGTATGTAGTTAATTAAGCAGCACTTTTGTATGACAACTTATCTAGGAGAACTACCATGCAACAACTTCTTTCGTTTACTCAAGTCGTTAACCTTATCAAAGCAGTCGGCGACAAGCGCACAGTTATTGTCGAGGGCGAGAACGGCATCGGCAAGACAGCCCTGTTCCATGCACTACGCAATGACCCCAAGTTCAGCGACCACATCGCTGTCGATCCTGTTGACTGCACCCAACTCTCCGATGGTTCTGTCTGGATGCCGGACATCGACAAAGAGAATGGCATCTCCCGTGAGCTGCCCAATGAGCGCTTCGGTGTCAACCTCCACAACCAGAAGGGTATCAACGGCGCCAAGCCTGCGCTTGTGTTCCTCGACGAGATTGCCAAGGCCCCACAGTTTATTAAGAACGTGCTTGCCCCTATCGTGTACGAGCGTCGTGTCGGTAACTACCACATGCCCGAGGGCAGCGTTGTGTTCTGCGCTACCAACCTAAGTGTCGAGGGTCTGGGCGACAGCATCCAAGCCCACCTGCGTAATCGCCTGACCTTCGTAAAAATGCGTAAGCCTAACGCTGACGAGTGGATCAACTGGGCAGCCGATGCCGGCGTAGCCCCAGAGGTTATTGCGTTCGTGCATATGTATCCGCAGGTTATGGATAGCTTCATGGACTACGAGGATGGCGGTAAGTACCACGGCAAGCCTGTCGAGAAAGACAACCCGTACATCTTCAACCCTCGTGCTAGCCAGATTGGGTATGCCACGCCACGTTCGCTCGTTGCTGCATCGGACATCATCAAGGCAATGGACAGCTTCGACACCGAGACGCTTAACGCTGCCCTGTCGGGTACTGTCGGTGAGTCTACTGCGGTGGATATGTCTGCGGCCGTACGCTTTGGTCGCTCTCTCCCTATATATGAGCGCGTTGTTAACGATCCGGAAGGTACGGAAGTACCCGACAACCCGACTGCTCAGATCGTGCAGACGTTCCAGTTCGTGACCCGCACAGCTAACCGTGATGAGGCCGAGGCTGTTACTAAGTACGTTCAGCGCATGCGTAACGAGATGCAGTCGTTGTTCGTCAATACAGTCGCACGCTCTACCCGCATCGCTCAGTTCGCTACTGTGCCTGCGTTTGGCAAGATGTTGGCTGACAACAAGAAGTACCACTAAGGAGGCGTTTATGTACGAGTACAAAACGTACAACACAGCGCGTTTCTTTATCGAGGAGGGGTATTACTCGATCGAGGAACTGGAGGCGCTGATTAAGCAACTCAAAGAAGCAAAGCGTATGCAAGACGAAGCCTTGCGTAAATCAATTGGGGGTGTGAAATGAGTAGCGTAATGAGTTGGAAGAAGATGAGTCTTCAAGAAAGACTTACCGCAGTAGCGATTGACATAATGAGCCACGCTGACTTTGCCCTCGTAGGAGGGCTACTTGTTATGGGCAAGCGCGAGCTTAAGCCCGGGCTGCGTACTGCTGCGACTGACGGTCTCAACATGTACTTTGACCCTGAGTTCATTGAGATCCAATCGCGTGAGCAACTGCGCTATGTAATGATTCACGAGGCTATGCACATCGGCCTGCGTCATTGCGTGGCCTATCCGGAGGTGTGCAAGAAGTATCCGCAGCTCTCCAACATGGCGATGGACTACGTGGTTAACGGGTTCATCGAGGAGGCAGACCCTCATCGTAAGTGGGCTTCTCATCCAACCAGTGTCAAGCCTCTGCTTGACCCCAAGTATTTTGGATGGTCGTTTCTCGAAGTTCTGCATGACCTAAAAACCAACCCGCCGCCGGAAAGCAGCGAACCGATGGACGAGCACATGCAAGGCACTGACTCAGCCACAGGGCAGATGACCGAAGCCGAGGCCAAGCAAGTCGAGCAAGCCATTGATGACGCCATGCATCAGGGTGCTATTGCCGCGCAGAAGATCGCCGGTAAGGGTAAAGGCAACAACCCGCTTGAGAAGTCGTTGCACAAGCGCGACACCAACTGGAAGCAACACCTGCGTGAGTTCTTTGAGCAGATCATACAGGGCGACGAGTACAGCCGCTTCTGCCCGCCGAACAAACGCATGCTAGCTTCTGGCTTCATCATGCCTAGCCACTTCGACTTAGCTACTGGCGAGATCATTGTGGCATGCGATACCTCTGGCTCTATGTATGGGATTTTACCCATCGTTTTTGGAGAAATAGCACAAATTTGTTCATCGGTTAGGCCCGAACGGGTCAGGGTTATCTGGTGGGACGGAGAAGTTAATTCAGAACAGGTGTTCTTGCCGCATGAGTACGAGAAGATCGCTCAGTTGGTAAAGCCTGTAGGTGGTGGCGGCACACGCGTGTCATGCGTAGCTGAGTACGTTCGTGAGAAGCAGTACAGACCCAAGGCTGTGATTTACCTGACCGACGGGTATATCGAGTCCAACTACGAAGTGTCGGGTGTAGGACAGGTGTTATGGGGCGTAGTGGATAACGACCGCTTCGTGCCAAGCAAGGGTAAGGCAGTACGTATTTATTCGGAGGTAACAATATGAGTGAAGAAGCAGCAGTGAACGCTATGGCCGCGCAAGTGGTGTACGGCGATGACGAACTGAAGGAGGACATGAAGAAGTTTATCCGCGACACTGTTTATGAAGATAGCGGCACCATTGGGCGTATGGCGATAGTAAACAACGCCCGTGAAATCGAGAAGATCGTGGCTCGGTATCTCGGCAACAAACTAATCAACGATCAATACTAATCAAGGAGAAGCATCATGCAAGACAACCAAGTGCAACAACCAATCGTAATCACAAAGACAATCGCTAAGGCCGTTGAGCTGCTCAAAGCATCGGGCGCACAGTTCAAGGTTATCTCACCGAACGGAGACGAGTTCGGAGAACTGGAGGTAGCGCCTGCCAAGGGTAAGAAAACATTTCGCTTCGGGCGTGGCGAACTTAGCTGCATCTATAAGCCGACTCTTGAGACGCTTAAGGTAGGTGAGGTGGCAACGATCAAGAACCCTGATCCTAACAAGTTCGACATCGAGGACATCCGATCAAGCGCTTGCTCGTGGATCAGTAAGAGTTGGGGTACAGATGCGCACACTTCAACGATAGACCGCACATTCGATGTGTTGGAAATCCTGCGTATCAAGTAATGAGAAAGGGAGAGTGGTATATGCACGCCGATGACTTCGGCGTGTACTCCCTGCTTAGGGTAGACCGCATTAGTACGGACAAGATTTTTTCCGATACTTTGCACTACACCCTATACCGCAGGGACTTAGCGTTCATACCATTTGAAGCAAGTACAAGCCTTCAGGTGCTGCTGGCGTGTGAACCAACCAAAGTGCCTGCCAAAACAGCACGCGACTTAATTAAGCTACTACAAAGGAAACTACCATGACACAAACAAACAACACACGTTATAACATCGACACCTGCTCGATGATCGTTGAGTTCAACGCCTCGGTGTGGACTGCACGCAAGCTAGATAAGGGCGTAACCGATGAGGTGGTACACACCAAGAACGCTGGCGCCAAGGGCGCAGCACGCGTTAATAAGAATCTACTCGCCGGCCGCAACGAGCTGGACGTAATTCAGAAACACGTTAACGCGGTACGCAACTACGTATATACGCAGACTCTTCCGTGGTCTGACTCAGGCCAGCGCCTGCTGCCGACTACCAACTTCATGGAGTTCAACGCCCGCCTTGACCAAGAGAACGACAAGTTCTGGCAGCTAGTCAACGACTTCGTGGACGTGTACCCGTCGCTCATTACAGCGCAGGCTATGGCTCTTGGCGATATGTTCAACCGCAACGACTACCCTAGCCAGAACGAGATCGCTCACAAGTTCGACTTCGCCGTTGGCTTTCTGCCCGTCCCTACGTTCGGCGACTTCCGCATTGACGTGGGCAATGCAGCGCAAGCTGAGCTGCAAGAGAAGCTAACCGCACTCACAAGTGCGCGTGTAGACGCGGCGATGCAGGATGTTAAAGACAGATTAAAAGAGCACCTCAAGCGCATGTCTGACCGGCTTACTGTGGACTATATCAACGGCGAGGCTGTTACCCGTAAGTTCCACAACTCGTTGGTAGAAAGTGCGTTCGAGCTATGCGACATGGTTAAGTCGCTCAACATCACGGGCGATGAGTCGCTGGAGTCGGCACGCAAGGGGCTAGAGTTCGCTCTGGTCGGTGTCGATACCAAGGAACTGCGCGAGAACATGGCAGTTAGAACCGATGTTAAGGCTAAGGTCGATGACATCCTGTCTAAGTTCGCATTTTAAGGAGGTAGGTATGAAGATCATAGTTGAGAAGGCGGTAATAGAGCAGGCGTTGGAGGCTTTGGAAAAGACAGGGATAGAAGGTACGTGGCTCCTCCACGATGAAGCCATCACCGCCCTGCGAGAAGCGTTAGCCGAGCAAGCAGAGCAGGAGCCGTCATGCAACCAACACCCAGACGCGCCTCACGGATTTGCCCGCAATGCCAGCCATAACGCGGGTCGTTATGTTTGTGAGTGCGAAGGGTGGGAACCAGAGCAGGAGCCGGTGTTGCGTTACGCCCACATTAAGTGTCCTGTGTGTGACGTTGAAAATCCCGGCATCCACAAATGCGCCGCCCCTGTCCGTACAAAAGACCTGACGGCAAAGTGGATTGATCCTAACGACAAAAGCCAAAAACAGTATTTGCCGCATATTGGCGAAAAGGTTTTGTTTTGCTGCGATGGCGAGGTTTATTACGGACACCACACAGGCGGGGCATTTCAAAAGGGGTATGGCGTAACAAAAAGCCTTTTCCCTACTTGGGACTGTATGTGGATGCCTCTGCCTGCCGCCGCCGTTGCCACTGATCTGGAGAAGAACAAGTGAGCGATTTACCGGCCGGTCGCCAAGATAGCCCGCCAGTCCACGAAAAAACAAAGGTCGGGGCTGACTGGCGGTATGGATGCAACAATCATGCGTCACGCAACGGAAACGCATACTACGCACCTAACCGTGTTTATCGTCCAGACGGCACTTTCTACATCGTGTTGTCTATGATCAAAACCGAGTGGATCGAGTACAGCGTGTGCCCAGCTGCGCACGATCACCAAGGGTGTATCGATTGCATTCATAAACCGCCACTGCAAAATGATTGCGACGGCGCGCAGCACCACCG